CAAGATGAAACAGCTATAAAGGAGATATGGAATAATGTCGATCAACACACAGACAACCAAGAGCGGTTTGGTCTACCAAGTAGACTCATTGCTAAAACGTTCGTATTTAGACTTATCTATGGCGGATCTGCATACTCTTATGCTAATGATCCAAATTTTAAAGACATTGGCGGAGAATCGTTCTGGGAAAACGTCATACGAGAGTTCTACAATAAATACGATGGGCTTGGAAAGTGGCATACAAGCATTGTTGACACGGCTAAGAGGGACAGAAGGTTGGTCATGCCTACAGGAAGAGTCTATAACTACGAACCAGAGGTCTCCTACGGGAAGGTCAAGTGGCCTCGGACTAAGATCCTCAACTATCCAGTCCAAGGGCTTGGGGCAGACCTCATGTCAATCGCAAGAGTCTCCTTGTCAAACAGACTTAAGGGAGTGGCAGGTGTAAAACTAATTAATACTGTACATGATTCGATTATACTTGACGTAGATGACAATATATGCGATAATATTAGTATAGTAAATTTAGTTGATAAGTGTTTTACAGATATACCAATGAACTTTGAGAAGTTATTCGGAGTTAAATTTAATCTCCCAATGCGGGTCGAGTGTCAAGTCGGTCCAAACTGGGGCAACCTGGAGGTAGTGAATGCAAGTTAATATTATAGATGTAGGTGCACCAAACACTCATGCTGCAAAGAATGGGCGTACGTATCAAAGTATTGAGGTAACATACAAAGGTGATAACGGACAGACAGCCACTAAAAAGCTAATGTCTTTCAGTAATCCTAGTGTGTTTAATCACATTAAGAATCTCACCAAAGGTGATGTAGTAGATGTTGTCACTACTAAAGATGACAACGGTTATTGGCAATGGACTAACATTGGTACTGGTGGTGCAACTGCTCCAACAGCCTCAGCAGGTAGTCCTCCAGCAACAGCAAGTAAGGTATCAGGAAGTAACTATGAAACAAAAGAAGAACGTGCTGCTCGACAGGTATTCATCGTCCGCCAGAGTTCGATTAGTGCTGCTATCAGTGCTCTTTCCGTGGGTGCTAAGTCTGGTCCTTCTAGTGGTGATATTATCAAGCTAGCAAAAGAACTAGAGACCTATGTGTTTAGTAAGGAAGAAGCTAAGATTCCAGAGATCACTGATCTCGAAGATGACATCCCTTATTAATCATGAGTAGAAATAATATCACAGGGGATCGTTTGGTATCAAAGGTCCTTAATAAAAACTTCGAGGTAGGGTTTGATAAGATTGACTTCAAGCCTTACCATTGTGAATGTAAAACAAAGTGTTACAAAGGTTGTGCTAACACCCCGTCAGGGGGGAGAGGAGATGCTTATGAAGATGTTATGCGCGATTCTGGCGATAGCTTGCTTTAGTTTAACAGCTAATGCTAAGGACTCTAAAGAAATGTATGTTCAGTTAGAGCCACAGATACAATTAATAATATCTAATGAAGATTGTAAGAAGTGGAAACCTGGTCCAGGTATTCAATTAAACTATGCTTATGCTGTAAACCTAGCTACTGGTGAACAAGTCACTGGATGTTGGACTCATCTAAAAGACATAATTCAAATTGAATTAACAGATGACCTTAATAACTTTTACTCATACAAAGTAAATGCTGATCATTTCTTATTAAGACCTGGTCTATGATAACAGCATTAATTGATGGAGACATAGTTGCATATAGAGTTGCTTGTACTTGTGAAGAGGATGACTCAGAAGATTATGTATTTAGTAAAGTAGATGACTTAATTGATAAGATCACTTTCTATACAGACTCAGATAGTTATCGTGTATTCTTAACAGGTTCTAATAACTTTCGTAAGACTATCTATCCTGAGTACAAAGCACATCGTCCTACAGAGAAACCATTCTGGTTACAATCTATTAGGGAGTACATGGTCAAGGAGTTTAAGGCTGAGGTATGTGATGGGCAAGAAGCAGATGATGCTATGGGTATTAATCAAACAGAGGATACTATAATCTGTACTATAGATAAAGATCTTCTTATGATTCCAGGGCAGCATTATAACTTTGTTAAAGACGAGTTCAAAACTGTTGGGTACATGGACGGACTAAAGCATTTTTATATGCAGTGTTTACAAGGGGATCGTAGCGATAACATCAAAGGCATCCCTGGAATTGGTCCTAAGAAAGCAGAACGTATCCTTGATGGTTGTGACAGTGAATATCATATGTTTAAAGCAGTTCGAGAAGCTTATGGTAATGACGAAGAGTTTCTAATGAATGGTCGAGTCCTTTGGATTAGACGTAACATAGATGAAGACTGGAGTGAACAATTTAATGCCAACATTCAAGAGCAAACTGGAGGAGCAGGTTTGGAAGACCTTGAAGGAGAACTACCCTTCGACTAAGTATGAACCAGATAAGTTCAAATACGTACAGCCTGCTAAGGATCGGGTCTATATTCCTGACTTTAAGACTGGACGTAAGAACATTTATCTAGAAGCAAAAGGTAAGCTAGACTTAGATACTCGTCAGAAGATGTTATGGTTTAAAGAATGCAATCCTGATACGACTGTAATCTTTCTATTCATGAACCCTGACAATAAGATAAACAAGAGAAGTAAGACTACCTATTGGATGTGGGCGGAAGCCAACGGTTTTCAATGGTTAGATTTTAGAAAGGATTATATAAATGATTATAAGCAATTGTACGCAAAATAAAGATGGGTCTCTGGACTTTGACTTCCATGTAGATCAAGAAGAAGCTGCATTCCTTATGGACTTTAGTATTAAAGAGTTAGTTCGTCGAGGTATCTATGATATCGCAATTGAGGATCAACAACAAGAGTTAGACTTATTCAGAGAAGAAGGAGGTCAAGTACAATGAGTGATGTGAAGACAGCACCAAGGGGTAACTCCCCTGCCTTCCCTTGTGTAGATAAAGACAAGAGAATGTGGACTGGAATGAACCTTAGAGACTATGTAGCAATGGAAGCCTTACATGCTATTGTTGACAGTGGTGGTTGGACTGGAGATACAGAAGGTGAACCTGAATTTTTAGCTAAGAGTGCCTATCAAATAGCTAATGCAATGCTTGATGAAAGAGAGAAGTTCCGATGAGTAAACATTTAGTCATTCCTGATTGCCAGGTGAAGCCTGGGCAATCCATTGATTATCTTAGTTGGATTGGTACTTATGCTTCTGAAAAGAAGCCTGATGTGATTGTGTGTATTGGTGACTTTGCTGATATGCCTTCTCTTTCTAGCTATGATGTAGGTAAGAAATCCTTTGAGGGTCGTACTTATAAAGCAGACATACAAGCTACTCATGCAGGCATGGATGCATTGATGGCTCCAATTAAAGCTGAACAAGATCGACTCATTCGTAACAAAGATAAACGGTGGAATCCTCGCTTAGTACTTACTCTAGGTAATCATGAGAACCGTATTGATAGGGCTATTGAATATGATAGAAAACTTGATGGTCTCATTTCTACTAAGGATCTTAATTATGAAGCTCACGGTTGGGAAGTTTATCCGTTCCTTGAGGTGGTGGTAATTGACGGTATTGCTTATTCTCATTATTTTACTTCTGGTATTCTCGGACGACCTGTGACTAGTGCAGCTATGCTGCTAACTAAGAAACACATGTCTTGCTTCGCAGGTCACCAACAAGGACGACAAATAGGATACGCTCGGAGAGCGGATGGACAAGAGATGACAGCAATCATTGCAGGCTCGTGTTACGAGCACGATGAGGACTACCTTGGGATACAAGGCAATCAACATTGGAGAGGGTTCTACATGCTTCACGAAGTGAACGATGGTGCCTTTGATGAAATGGCTGTGTCTATTGATTACTTACGGAGGACTTATGGATAATAAGGAACTACTATCATCACTAGACGAACAAATTGGAGGAGGTCATTACAAAGACTTTAAAATACAACCTGTTGAATTCTGTCATGTAAACAAAATCCCTTACATAGAATCCACTGTTATTAAATACTTATGTAGATGGAGACTTAAGGGTGGTGTTCAAGATCTAGAAAAAGCTAGGCATTTCATAGAAATGTTAATAGAGATGGAAAGATTTAAATACTAAATTATGTTGACACTACTAACTAACTATAGTATAATATTAGGTATCAACACAAAGAAGAAAGCAAAATGACATTCACTCTGTTAGAAATTAAACGAAAACTAGCTGAACAGTATGATGAGATTACTCTACTAGAACTCTTGAATATAAATTCATTTGATATAGTAGATGCTTTCTATGACCGTATAGAGGACAAATATGAATACTTTAACAATGAACTATCTATAGATGAGGATACTTATTAATGGCATTAACAGACTATCAACGATTCATTCATACCAGTCGATACGCTCGATGGGTCCCTGCTGAGAATCGTCGTGAGACATGGGAAGAAACAGTAAGTCGATATACAGGATTCTTTAAAAAACGTTTTGATATATTTCCAGAAGACAAAGTAAATAAAGCTATCCAAGAATTAAAAGTAATGCCAAGTATGCGCTGTTTAATGACAGCAGGACCTGCTTTAGAACGTGATGAAATTGCTGGTTACAATTGTAGCTATGTAGCAATAGATAATCCTAAAGCTTTTGATGAAGTAATGTATATATTAATGTGCGGTACTGGTGTGGGCTTCTCTGTAGAAAGACAGTTTACTAGCAATCTACCAGTAGTAGCTGAGGAATTCCATGAAACAGACACATCTATTAGAGTCAAGGATTCACGAATTGGTTGGGCATCTGCTTATAGGGAACTCATTAGCCTCTTATATTCAGGACGAGTGCCGAAATGGGATACCTCAGGAGTTAGACCTGCAGGATCTAGACTCAGGACTTTCGGTGGTAGAGCAAGCGGTCCAAAACCTCTCGAAGACCTGTTCGCATTTACGATTCATACTTTTAAACGAGCCGCAGGACGTAAACTAAATTCATTGGAATGCCATGACTTGGTATGCAAAGTTGCTGATATTGTTATTGTTGGTGGTGTTCGTCGTAGTGCGCTCATCAGCTTATCTAATTTAACAGATGATCGTATGCGTAATGCTAAGAACGGTGCTTGGTGGGAAGACAATGTTCAACGTGCTCTTGCTAATAACTCAGTATCATACACAGAGAAACCTGATGTAGGTATCTTCTTAAAAGAATGGAATACATTATATGAGTCGAAGAGTGGGGAACGAGGAATATTTAATAGAGTTGCAGCTACAAAGAAAGCATCCTCTAACGGAAGACGAGATGTTGATGGCTATGACTACGGTACAAATCCTTGCGGAGAAATTATCCTGCGATCTAAGGGAGTTTGTAATCTCAGTGAAGTCGTCATCCGAGAGGAAGACACCCTTGCTGACCTTAAGGAAAAAATTGAAGTCGCAACAATTGTCGGGACATTTCAGTCCACCCTTACAAACTTTAGATACTTAAGGTCTGAATGGAAAAAGAATCAGGAAGAGGAACGCTTACTAGGTGTTAGTATGACAGGTATTATGGATCATCCTGTACTTAGTCAAGCTTCTGATGAATGTATTGAATGGTTAAAGGAGTTAAGAGAACATGCTATTGCAATCAATAAGGAATGGGCTGACAAACTTGGTATTCCTCAGTCTGTTGCTATCACTACTGTTAAGCCTTCAGGTACAGTCAGCCAGTTGGTGGGCTGCTCTAGCGGGATTCACCCTGCTTACAGTAAACATTATATTAGGACTGTACGAATGGATAACAAAGATCCACTCACAACGTTCTTTAAAGAACAAGGTATACCTAATGAACCCGATGTTACTAAGCCTAACGACATCACAATCTTCAGCTTCCCTCAACAAGGAAGTAAATCGGGTATAACAAGAAATGAAACGAATGCTTTAGAACAACTTAAATTGTATAGTGTATATCAGAAGTATTGGACAGAACATAATCCGTCAATCACTGTTTACTATCAAGATAATGAGTTCTTAGATGTTGGTGCTTGGATCTATAATAATTTCAGTGATGTTTCTGGAGTGTCACTTCTGCCACATTCCGATCACGTTTATAAGCAAGCACCTTACCAAGAGGTAACAGAAGAGTTTTACAACGAGTTCGTTAGAACTTCTCCTGTTGTTGATTGGTCTAAATTTAAAGAGGAAGAAGATACTACTACAGCTACTCAGGAATTAAGTTGCACAGCAGGTGTGTGCGAAGTGGTAGGTCTGTAATGTTCGCAACCTCTTTTGAATTTATATCTGGTATGATGTTAGGAATTGAATTTGTATCCGAGAAAGATGTTTTTGAAGGTGGATCAAACGATCTTTACATTGTACTAGATCTTTTAATAGTTAGAGTTTTAATAACATACATGAGGGAGTAATTATGGATTACAATCAAGTACAAATTAACAAAGCAGAGAACGGTTATATTGTAGCATCTACAAAATATATCTTTGGTCAACAACAACCTGAACAGGAAGTTAATGTTTTTACCAAATGGGAAGAGGTAGAATT